ATCAGATGGAACTCCTTTTATCGCAGTACACGTTCATAGCATCCAAGTAGAAGGAAAGAATCGTAAATTCACATGTTTAGCACATGAGAATGACGAGCCATGTCCATTTTGTGAGGCTAGGGAAGAATTATTATCAACTGGTGAGGAAAGTGATAAGGAATTGTCTAAGAATTACAGACCAAGACTTATGTACATCACTAAAGTAATCGATAGAGATAATGAGGCTGACGGACCTAAATTCTGGAGATTCCCAAGTAACTTTAAAAAAGAGGGAATTTTAGATAAAATCATGGCAAACGTAAGAATGCTAGATGTGGACGTTACAGATGCCGAAACTGGATGGGATTTAGCTTTAAATATTGAAAGAGTTAAAAGTCCAAGAGGTGGAGATTATCCAGCTGTGACTACGATTTTGGCACCTAAAGAAGGACCATTATCTAAGAATGCGGAACAAGCGAAAGCTTGGGCTGAGAATACAGTAGTATGGCAAGATGTTTATTCAATGAAACCATATGAGTATTTAGCAATCGTTGTAAAAGGCGGTGTTCCAGCTTGGGATAAAGTTAAAGAAAAATACGTTGACAAAAACGATTTGGAAAATGGAGCATCAGGTAATGTATCTGATGAATTAGATTCTGAATTAGAAATTGGTGGTAGTAAAAAAACCATTAAAGATGAAGAAGTAAAGACGACTTATACTGCGGAAGTAGATAAGGAAGAAACTGCTTCTGATGACTTACCTTTCTAAGGTAATAAAAAAAATAGAACTAAGAGTTAAGGGGGTAGTTGTAACTTAGCCCCCTTCTTTTTTTTATAACAAATCACCAAATTTAGGGTGCAAAAAGAGTTTCGAACAATAAAATAATGGCTAAAAAACCAACAAAAAAAACCGTAGCTAAAGTAGACTACAATTTCAATGATTTTAAGAAATCACAAGGTATCAAAAAAACAATAGGGGATAAACCACTATCATGGATACCGTTATCTAAAGCATGGCATGATGCCATCAAACTACCAGGATTCGCAAGAGGTTATGTAAACTCAGTCAGAGGTTACTCAAACACAGGAAAATCAACAGCATTTTATGAAGCAATTGCGGGGGCACAGAGAATTGGTGATATACCAGTAATCTTTGAAACCGAAGGTAACTTTCATTGGCCACACGCTAAGGATTGTGGAATGCAATTTGAAGAAGTAATTGACGAGGAAACTGGTGAAGTTTCATATGAAGGGAATTTCATTTTTATGGGAAATGAGGACTTGCTCTCAAAGTATGAAAATTATGACCACCAACATAGTAAATGGGGGACAAAACCTTTAAGGTATGAACCAGTTATAGAAGATGTAGCATTGGCTATGACTGAATTATTGGATATGCAAGCAGAAGGGTTGTTAAATGAGAACTTATGTTTCCTTTGGGATTCAATTGGGACACTTAACGGATATAAATCTGCAATATCTAAAACGACTAACAATATGTGGAATGCTGGCTCAATGAAAGTATTTCAAGCGATTGTTAACCATCGTATTCCAGCGTCTAGACGTGAGGATAAACCATATACGAATACAATGATTAATGTTCAAAAAATATGGTTTGATAATATGAATATTAAGATTAAGCATAGTTGTGGAGAATTTATGTTCTTTAATTCAAGATTAATTGTTCATATGGGTGGTATTTTATCACACGGAACATCAAAATTGAAAGCAACTGCATTAGGGAATGATTTCCAATACGGAATAAAATGTAAAATTAATTGTGAAAAGAATCACGTTAATGGTATTGAGAAAAAAGGTGAGATAGCTTCAACGCCACACGGATTTTGGAATCCAGATGAATTGAAAGTGTATACTACTAAAAATAGGAAATTCATTCACGACAATTTAAATGTTTCTTATGATTCAGTAGTTGATTTTAGTGAGTCTGAGGAAAGTAAGCAAGAATTAAAATAAAAATTGAAATTTACCTTTTATTTATAAAATAAAAGTAGTATATTTGCAATATATATAAGAATAAGGGTGGTAATTTAGGTTACTACCCTATTTTTTACAAAAACGGAATATTAACCTTTAATCTATAAAGGATATGGCAAAAAAGCCAAGAAAGTACGGTTCTAATACCGAAACGATAAACACATTACTGGTAGATGGAAATGCTCTTTTTAAAAGAGGATTCTTTGGTGCCAAAGACCAATATAACCGAAATGGTGAACACATCGGAGGTCTTTACCAATTCATAACCATTGTAAGAAAATTACTTAAGGATGACTTATATCATCACGTTTTTGTATTCTGGGATGGTAAATTTAGTGGTAAACAACGTTACGAACTTTATACTGATTATAAGGTAAGCCGTAACAAAGATTTCATCCACGGAACACATCCAGTCGATGAAGAAGAAGTTAGAGAAAAAATACTCATAAGACAATACTTAGAAGAACTATTCATTAGACAATTAATGGATAACACCGATTCTGGTGTCGAGGCTGATGACTTTATAGCTCAATATTGTAAAACTAAAAAATCAAATGAACTTATTACTGTATGCACTAGTGATAGAGACTTATGTCAACTAATTAATAAAGATGTAAAGATGTATTTATGTGATTTGAAAAAGTTTGTAACTATTGAAAATTATCAAGAATTTTTTAAACATCATCACACCAACTCTAAACTTATAAAAGTTATAGGTGGAGACCAGAGTGATGACATCAAAGGAATAAAAGGGGTAAAGGAAACTACCTTATTACAATTGTTTCCTGACCTAACAAAAAGAAGGATGGATTTAGATGAAATCATCAAATCCGCTAAAGTTCAACAATACTATAGAATCGATAGTAAAATGAAGCCACTAAAAACCCTCACAAACATAATTGAGGTAAATACGGATGGTATTCAGGGTAAAGATATGTACAGAATTAACGAATTATTAGTTGATTTGAGCGTACCTTTAGTTGATAAATCAAATAAGAAGCTCCTAAAGGAGTTACGTAGACCAATTGGTGATATTGACAGTCGAGGAATAAAAAACGTTTATACCTACATGAAAAGGGATGGTATCGATGAATTTATCTATAACTTTAGTACGGAGTTTCTGCTACCGTTTAAAGAATTGATTGAACGTGAAAAAAAGCAGAGCGCAATAAATTAAAATATGAGACAAAATGATACGGTAAAACCGTTTGAATTTCTATTCAAGATTAATGATAATATTATCTGTCAAAGATATTTTAACATTAAAAATTACAACCCTAAATGTCGTGAATCATTGGAGATGAAAGATATGATTGATGAAATTATGGGAATGGATAATCCATTAAATTTAGGAATATTACCTGAATTTTTTAAAAAAAAATGTGTAGAGAGCACCTGGGAGAGTTATAACCCAAGTCAATATCAATCTAGAACAAAGATTAATACTAAGAATATTTACGATAAAGAAGATATTTTCAAGTTTGATGTTTTGGAACACAAAGAAGTTGTTGCTTCTGGTACGTTTAATGGTAGCCCATTTCAATCAGGGGTAAGATTTAACATTAGGATAAATGAGCATATTAATGAGATAATTAATGTAATTTCATTCTATATGAGCCTTGATAAATATCAAGAAAAATATGCAGATGTTAAATTGGTGAGGCATAATAAGTATTCTGACGTTAACAGTTAGAATACTTGTTTTTTAAACAATTAATAAGAAATGTATGAGTAAAAAAGAAGGGGAAAAGGATTTTGGATTTTTAGGAGTTGAATATCAAAAAAGGTTAATAGCGCAATTTATATTAGATTATAAGTTTGCCAATAACATTATAGATATTGTAGACCCAAGTTATTTTTCCGACCAATACTTACGAATTATAGTTGCAGAAATTAAAAATGCACATGATAAGAATGAAGTAATTCCAGATATAATAAGTTTAGGGTTTAGGCTTGCGGTTAAGAATACTAATAAAATAACCAAGCAATTCATCGAGGCACAGTTAGATGAAATCAAAGGAATAACCTTAAATGACTCTGATGAAGTTCAAAATATGGGGATGAAATTCTGTCAACAACAAGAGTTGAAAAAATCCATAAATGAAATGCAAGATATCATTGATAATGGAGAGTTAGATGATTATGATAAGTGTGAAGATATCCTTAAAAGGGCACTGGATATTGGGATGGATAAAGATGATGGAATGGACGTATTCTTCAACTTAGATGCTGTATTAGCAGAAGATTTTAGAAAACCAATTGCAACTGGAATTGTAGGGTTAGATGCCAAGATGAATGGTGGATTATCCAAAGGTGAACTAGGAGTTATATTAGCACCATTTGGGGTTGGTAAAACTACTATGATTACCAAGATTGCAAATTCAGCATTTGAAAATGGTAAAAAAGTACTACAAATATTCTTCGAAGATACACCAAAAATAATTCAAAGAAAACATTTAGCGTGTTGGACTGGATTGGAAATTAACGAATTGGGTAATCCAGATAATAGAGAACAAATTAATACATTGGTAAAGGAAAAAGAGGATGCTAATGGTTACTTGATATTGAAGAAATTCCCTAGTGATGGCACTACAATGCCAATGATTAAACAGTACGTTAGAAAGTTACAATCAAGTGGTAGAAAACCAGATATTATCTTGGTAGATTATATTGATTGTGTGGCACCAACCAAAGGTAATTCAAATCAAAGTGAATGGAATTCTGAGGGTGTAATAATGAGACAATTCGAAACTCTATTAACTGAGTTCGATATGGCTGGATGGACAGCAATACAAGGTAATAGAAGTTCAATTAGTGCAAATGACGTTGATTCATCAATGTTAGGTGGTTCTATTAAAAAAGGACAAATTGCTCACTTTTTAGTGTCAATTGCTAAAAGTCTTGAACAAAAAGAAACTGGTAGAGCCAATATGGCAATACTTAAATCTAGATTCGGAATTGATGGTATCATTTTTAGTGACATCTTATTCGATAATGCTAGAATACAAATAGATGTTGATTCTGGAGCTGGTCAAACAGTAAGCGAAACCCAAATTAATAAAGAGGAAGATAATGCGAATCGTATGATTGAGATAATGTCTGAATTGACTAAGAAAAAGAAAACGTTGGCAATTGAGGAGAATAATGAGGCACCTAAAACTGATAATAAAAAGAAAAAAGAATGAATTTAGAATACAAAAATAAAAGAAGCCTCTATTTCAATGGGGATGATTTAGCGGTAAATGTTTGGAATGACAAATATAAGTATGGTGAAGTAGGGTCTGATAATGAAGAAGTGACTCCAGATGATATGCACCTAAGAATGGCTAAAGAATTTGCTAGGGTTGACGCAACATACCAAATAGATGAAGTATCAAAATTTATTAAAGAAGGTCCTTTAGATTTAAGTGAGTATGGTATCCAAAGAGCGCCATTAACAACAAAAAGTATCTATTACCTATTTAAAGATTTCAAATATATTGTACCTCAAGGTTATATTATGTCACAATTGGGCAATAATAACCAAATAGGGTCACTATCAAATTGCTTTGTTATTGGACAACCAAGTGATAGTTACGGTGGAATTATGTTAAAAGACCAAGAATTGGTTCAACTAATGAAAAGAAGGGGTGGAGTTGGAATCGATATATCAACCCTAAGACCAAGTAAAACGCCAACATCAAATGCGGCCAAAACGTCAACTGGCGCTGTTTCATTTATGGAACGTTTCAGTAATTCGACTAGGGAAGTTGCACAAAATGGACGTAGAGGCGCTTTAATGCTATCTATTGACGTTAGACATCCAGATGTTTCAGACTTTGTATCCATTAAAAATGATAGAACAAAAGTAACTGGTGCAAACATTTCAGTTTCATTACGAGATGATTTTATGAAAGCAGTTAATAATGATGATGATTATATATTAAGATATCCAATTAATGCTAATATAGAGGAAATAGCTGATATTAATGATATTATTGATATAATGGATTACGATACATTAATTAATTTAAATAATCCTTTTTTTGAGACTAATAAAGAGAATATCTACATTAAAAAGGTAAAAGCTAAAGAAGTTTATGACAACATAATCAAAAATGCGTGGGAAAATGCAGAACCAGGTCAAATATTCATTGATAGACATTGGGAGTATAGTCCAGATGGAATCTACCCACAATATAGAGGTATTACAACCAATCCTTGTGGTGAAATATTTATGCAACCTTATGATGCGTGTAGACTTATGGCATTGAATTTCTATTCATTTGTTGATAATAAATTCACAAATAAAGCGTCAATCAATTACACGAAATTATATCAAGTTTCATATGAACAACAAAGGCTTGCTGATAATCTTGTTGATTTAGAATTGGAAAAAATTGATACTATTCTTAATAAGATTAAAAATGACCCAGAAGATGAAGAAGTAAAAGCGGTAGAAATGGCGTTATGGAGAAAAATACGTGATGTTGCTGGGGCTGGAAGAAGAACTGGATGTGGATTCACAGGGTTAGGTGATATGATAGCGGCCATGGGTGTTGCATATGATTCAGTAGAAGGGCAGATGATTATCGAATC